GGCTTACTCATTACAGCCTTACATCTGCGCTATTGAGGACCGGCTCTCAATGAACGATATTACAAATAGTCAAAATCAGGTGCGTTTTGCAATAGACGATACGTTTTTACGTGCCGATGCTATGGAACGCTTAAATGTAATAGAGAAAATGCTAAATCTAAATCTAATCACCGTGGAACAAGCTCGGCAGATGGAACAACTCACACCGTTAGGAGATACAAGTGCTATTAACGTTTAGTCAAGAGATACAAGCTGCCGATGCAGAGCGCCGTACAGTTTCGGGACTTGTTGCACCGTATGGCGAGGTAGGTAATACAAGTGTTGGACGTGTTGTATTTGAGCGTGGCAGCATTTCTATACCCGATGCAACAAAAATAAAATTATTAGCGCAGCATCAACAAGATAAACCTGTAGGCCGCGCCATTTCGTTTAGTGAGTCCGCCGATGGCGTTTATGGATCCTTTCGTTTAAGTATGAGCTCCCGGGGACAGGACGCTTTACTTTTGGCGCAGGAAAATCTAGTTTCCGGGCTATCCGTTGGTGTGGATGTAACCGCATCAAAGCCTGTAGACGATTACCTGTTAGTAACGGCGGCGGTCCTCAAAGAGGTATCGCTCGTGGAGAGCGCTGCCTTTTCTAGCGCATCCGTAACTGATATTGCAGCAGCTCGAGCAGCGCTTGAGGCAGCTACAAGTACAAAAACAACAACGATAGCTACGACCATCGTAGAAGTCGAAACCGAAACCGAAACCGAAAGCGAGGATGCAGCAATGACTACTGCGCCTGAACCAACAACACCGGATGCACCGGCAGAGCAGGCTGTAGATGCTGCAAAAGTCGAGGCATCACGTCCGATTATCCGTCCATCCGTTTTAGACTCACAAAGAGTTCGCCACGATATTACATCTATTGGCGCTTACACATCTCGTAAAGTACAAGCTGCTTTAGGTGATGAAGAGTCCAAGTTATATGTAACTGCCGCAGATGATTTCTCTAGTGCAGGACTTGGTTTTAATCCAACTCAATATATGAAAGATATTGTATCAACTCAAGGTAACTTCGGTCGCCCTGCGTTTGAGTGTGTAGATCGCCAAGCGGCACCTACTAGTGGATTAACTATCAACCGGCCAAAATTTACAACTTACCCAACTACAACAGTTGAGGCTGAGGGTGGCGCTGTATCTAATACAGATGCAGTTTCAGAATACCTAAGTTGCACAATGCAAAAATACTCAGGTATGCAAACGCTATCTATCGAATTAACACAATATTCAGACCCAGGTTTTATGGAGGCTGTTACTAAGGAATTAGTAAACAACTACCTCAAGGTAACAGATGCAGCCGTAATCGCAGCTCTTACAGCCGGTGGTACACAAGCTACAGCAGTAGCGGCAACAAGCGCAGGAATTATTTCTTACATCTCAACAGAGGCCCCACTTGCGTATACATCATCTAGCTATTTTGCTAAGAATTATTTAGCAGGATCTAGCCAATGGTCGCTACTTCTCGGCGCAACTGATACAACTGGGCGACCAATTTATTCAGCTGCTAATCCTATGAATAATGGCGGTAACGCGGCTACTACTTCGGCTAAGGGTTCAGTACTGGGCCTCGATTTATTTATCGACCGTAACGTAGTTTCTACAACTATTGACGAAAGCGCTTTTATTATTGCGCCTGAGGCATTTACAGTATTTGAGAGCCCACAGGCTTTTATGTCCGTTAATGTCGTTGCAAACCTCCAGGTGCAGATTGCCGTTTACGGCATGCTTGGCACGATGGTAAATGTAGCCGGTGGTATCCGCCGATTTAATTTAACATAAATAAATAAACCTATAGCAGTCGGGAGGGCTCATAGCCCTTTGAGCTCTCCCGGCCCATAGTTAGTAAGGAGTAAACAAATGCCAAGTACATACGTGACCGAACAAGAGTTGCGCGATAATTTGGGAATTGGCGACCTGTATCCGGACTCTGTAATCGAGGAGTGCACCCAGGCGGCTCAAGATTTACTCAACCAATTTTTATGGTTTGACTCTGCCCCGGTAGTTGGTACGAGTCTTGCTAGTAACGTTGCAACTGTAATGCTTGCTAACCCTGCAATATTTAGTGTTGGAGATAGCGTTACCTTGAGCGGCTGCGGCTCAACTTTTAACGGCACTTTTACTATTACTGGGACGTTGCCTTATAGCGCCGGTGGTACAAATACTTTTCCCACTATGACGTGGAATAGAAATCTTTATAATTACCCTAACGGTTATAGCTTTATTCAGTTTGCTAAAACTGCCTCTGATGCTAATTTTACTCGTGTGTTGCCTTATGGCTCAGCCGTAGGAGCAGATACTAAAACAAACACTTACGCTACTACCCCAGCCGTACGCGAGGCGGCGATGATCCTTGCAGTAGATATTTTCCAAGCCCGTCAGGTAAGCCAAACAGGCGGCGTAACTATTGACGGATTTAGCCCGAGCCCATATCGGATGGGTAATTCAATGATCGGGAAAATCAGGGGCCTCATTTCCGGTTACGCAAACCCAGGGGCGATGGTCGGATAACAAATGCCAGCCCCAATAACTACGCTCCGCGCATCCTTAGCTAGCGTCCTAGCTAATAATAACGTTTGGAATACTTACAGTTTTCCGCCTCCAACAATTACGGCCAATAGTTGCATAGTGGCTCCGGCAGATAGTTACATTACGCCGAGTAACAATACAAACGTAGCTATATCACCTCTTGCAAACCTGAAAATTATTATGACGTGTCCGATGCTCGATAACCAGGGTAATTTGGCAGGCATAGAAACAATGGCGTGTGCAGTGTTTAAGAAACTTGCCACCTCAAATATCGTAATGAATATTGGCAGTATGTCGGCTCCCTCTGTACTGAGTGTGCAAAGTGGGGACCTCCTAACGGCCAGTTTTGATATAAGCGTACTAACGAGCTGGGAGTAAAAATGAGCTACACAGAAGAGGACATAGCGTTTTTAATCAAGATCGGACAGATAACCGAAACTGATAAAAAAGTAACAAAAACAACTGCAGCACCTATCGAGAAAACAGAGGAATAACAACTATGGCTATATACCTAAGTAATACGGTTGTTGTTACGCTTAATAGCGTGGCCCTAACGGATCACTGCACAAGCGCGACAATTAACCGAGCTTTTGACGAGCTAGAAGTAACCGCTATGGGTAGACAGGATTGCCCACTCGCTGCGTAAGCGGCGATGAAAATTACTGCGCTATATCGGTGAAGGCTCCTTAAGGGCGAGTTAATACCGAGGCAACCTGCGAAAGCAGAGAGTCCGTAACGACTACACGCGCAGCTCCTAGAAATAGGATGAAGATATAGTCTGAACTGTACCAATAGCAAAGGTACAGAAGTAAGCAGAAATGACTTACTCGCCGCAAGGTGGTAACAGCTTGGATACAGCTCATAAGTTCGTCAAAGGTTTAGAGTCAAGCACTATTACGCTTGATTTTTTAAGCGACACTGCAGCCGCAAACGTTAATGCAACGTTGCAAGCCGCGTGGGGTACAACAGTGCCACTAACACTAAAGCAGACAAGCGCCGCTACATCTGCAACTAATCCGCTTTACAGCACTACTATCTTGGTAAATAACACTACCGACATTAACGGTGCTGTAGGCGATATTGCCACACAGTCCATTACATTTACTTGTAACTCACCTATCGTAATCACTACTACCTGATAAAAAACAAAGGGGCACAAAATGGCAAGACTCAAAATAACAAGGGCAGACGGCAGCGTATCCGAGCATCAGATTACGCCACGTATTGAGTACGCCTTTGAGTTGTACGCAAAGCAGGGTTTTATGAAGGCGTTTAGAAATGAAGAGATGCAAACGCATCTCTACTGGTTATCTCACGAGTGCCTACGGGCATCCGGAGAAGTTGTACCAGTGTTTGGCCCTGAGTTTTTAGATACTTTATCTAAAGTTGAGGTGCTAGACGATCTCCCTTTGGGATAGTGGGGCGGGGGTCCTTTGGGTATTTAGTAGCTCAGTTGGCTATTGAAACCTCGATCCCTCCCCAGTATCTACTGGACCTAGATACAGAGATGTTTAGAAATCTTTTACAAGTATTAAACGATCGAGCAAAGGAGGCGCAAAATGCCAGTAGAGCTAAAGGGCGTCCGCGAAACCGTTAAGGCTATGCGCAAGTTTGATCCTGATTTACTTAAAGAGATGAATAAGGAAATCCGCTCTGTAATGGTGCCGCTACGCGATAAGGCTCGTGGATACGCTCCTAGCCCTCAGCCGGATAACCTTTACGGCTGGGCCGAGGGTAGCGTAGGCAAAAAAATTACAGCTCGTAACTCAGCGTTTAGACAATTTAACACCGAGGGACGTTTGCGCCTATTCCCTCTATACGATCACGCTACCGTTGTAGCTGGCATTAAATACAGTCAGTCACCGAGCCGCCGTAATCGCAGTGGCTTTAGGGCTTTGTATTTTATTTACAACGCCTCAGCCGCAGGCAGTATTTACGAAACCGCAGGCCGAGCTACTGAACCGTCTAGAAAAGGTTATAGATCTAATAACCCGGATGCAGGTAAACACTTTGTTAGCCGTATGGGTCCTTTGTATGGAGATAAACAAAAGGAGCAAGGCCGCCTCATTTTCCGTGCAGCTTACGAGGATAGAGGCAAAGCCCAGGATGCAGTTATTTTGGCTATCTCTACAGCTATCTATAAGTTTAGTAAAGTGAATAAAAGCAGTTATACGTTGGGTGCATAATGGCGCTACCTAATTTAACGTTTAGCGTTGCCTCAGAGTATGACGGCAAAGGGTTAGGTAAAGCCCGTAAAGATGTAAACGCCTTTAGTAAGAATATAAAAAACCTGGCACGTACAGTAGGCGTAAGCCTTTCAGCGGCAGCACTGGTGCAGTTTGGCAAGTCCTCAGTTAAGGCGTTTTCAGATGCTCAGCGTGAGGGTGTTGTACTTACTAACACGATGAAAAACTTAGGCCTAGCCTTTGCAACTCCACAGGTCGAGGCGTACATAAACAGTATTGGCAGGCTGTACGGCGTTACCGGAGAGCAGGCAGTCCCAGCTATGCAAGCCCTTGTGACTGCCACAGGGTCAGTATCTAAATCTCAACAGTTAATGAACACTGCCCTTAATATCTCAGCTCAAACGGGTATCGGCGTAACTGAGGTGGCTAAGGGCTTGAGTCAGGCATACCTGGGTAATCGTAAAGCTCTCAATGCCTACAATACGGGTTTAACTAAAACAGAGCTACAGACAATAAGTTTTACCGATTTACAACTAAGGCTAGACAAGATTTTTGCAGGATCGGCTACGGCTGCAGCCGCTACGTACTCCGGTCAGATGCTTATTCTTGCCGAAAACGCCGAGCAGGCTAAAGAGGTCATAGGTAAAGGTTTAGTAGATAGCTTTGTATTGCTAGCCGGTGAGGGCGGTTTACCTAGCGCAACTACAGCTATGCAAGATTTTGCTACTGCTACAGCCGAGGCAACTCTAGGCGCTGCATCTCTCATAGATAAATTACAACAAAAATTAAGTCCCGGTGGCTTTAATTTCTTAGGTTTAGTACCTGTAATCGGTGGCTATATTGGGCCCGGTGGAGTTTTAGATAAGTTAAGGGCTGAGGGTAGAAAAGTAGCTACTCAAAATATGGGTGCTCCCGGAGCAATATCCGGTAAATCATTAACTGGCGCTGCTTACTTTGCAGCACAAAAAAAGGCAGATGCCGAGGCACTTAAAACGGCTAATCGTATGAAAAAAATTGAGCAGGATCGCCTTAATAATCTAAAAAGAATTGCTACTGAGGCTGCTAAAAAACTAGCACTAGATAAAGCCTCAGCATTTCTTAACCAAGCTAACAAGTTATTTGATATTGACCGCATCCAACTTACGGCTGCAGCTATGGCAAAGCAGACCGAGGAGGACTACGTACGCATCCGGCTTAAGACTAATATCCTTGAGCTAGAGGATGCTATAGCCGATGGCAACGTACAAGGGGCAGCCAAGTTTGCAAGCCTTATTAGCGAGGACGCAAGATTACTTGGAGTACTAAGAGATAACGCCTTTGCACTTAGCGATGTACCTAACCCTTTCGATGCCTGGATGGCTAGTCTGCAGGCTGCCCTAGCAGCACTGCTAGCTATAACTAACTATGTACCTACAGTCACTAAAGCCGGTGGATTTATGCCTCAAGGGCCGTCCTCAACCTTTTATACACCTGGGGCTATGGCATCTCAAGCAGCTAACGCAGAGCACTTTGCTAGCTTGTTCAACTACGATAACTCACGTACTCCATCGTCTAATGAGTTTTTGTTTCCACGTATGGCAGCCGGTGGCGTTGTAACCGATCCCACTATGGCTCTTATAGGTGAGGCTGGACCTGAGGCCGTTATCCCTCTTAATCGTATGGGCTCTATGGGTGGCACGTATGTAACCGTAAACGTAGCCGGGTCAGTATCTACAGAGCGCGATTTAGTAGATGCAATCACACAAGGTATTTACAATAACCAAGCTGCCGGTATCCCTATTAACTACTCAACGGTGTACTAATGCCAGTCCTACCTGCTACCCCTGTAGTTAAAATTAACCTTACGCAAGGTGCCTCGTTTGGTACCGTAATGGTGTTAGGTACTGGACAGTTAGGTTTTGCAGAGCTAGGCACTGTTGTACCTGATATTGTGGACGTATCGGCAGAAACTCTTAAAATATCTACACGCCGTAGCCGTAACGTTTTGCAAGATAAATACCTTAGTGCTCAGGCTACCGTGCGAGTAAATGACCCTGAGGGCTACTTTAACCCTCAAAACACAAGCTCGCCCTACTATCCCGATATTCAACCGCTCCGCAAGATACAGATACAAGCTAATTACAACGGCACTTTGTACCCTATATTCGCAGGATACATAACAGAGTTTTTATACACGTATCCACAAAACCAAGAAACAGGTTTTGTAGATTTGGTCTGCTTTGATGCCTTTAGACTTTTCTTTAACTCCAACGTAACTACAGTTACAGGTGCTACTGCCGGGCAAGATACAGGCACACGCATAGGCAAGATCCTAGATATGGTGGCTTTTCCAAACTCTCAGCGCTCCATACAAACTGGCAATACAACGTGCCAAGTAGATCCGGGCGGCACTCGTACAGTCCTCGATGCCTGCCAAACAGTCGAGTTTACCGAGGGGCCCGGAGCCTTTTATATTGACCGAGCAGGTAACGCAGTATTTAAGAACCGTACCTTTTGCTATGACGCACAAAGCGCTACACCTATCGAGTTTAACAATGATGGTGTAACAGGTATTAACTACTCCAAAATCCAATTTAGTTTTAACGATAAGGCGATAGTAAACAAGGCCAGTGTTACCCCTATCGGACTAGCTACACAAACCTACGAGGATGCAACCTCTATCGCTCAATACTTTACGCGAGCCATTACGGCCGAGTCTATGTTAATGCAAACTACAGGCGTAGCGCTGAGCCTAGCAACTAGCTACGTAGGAGCTCGTAAAGATGCCATATTAACTATTAGTCAGATAACCCTTGATCTTGTAACTCTTGGCTATACCACTGGAGTAGCTGCCGCGTTAGATCTTGATTATTTCGACACTATGGAGATTACTAACTATGGCCAAGCAGGCACGGTTATAACTCAAACCTTGCAGTGTCAAGGTATTGCTCACGATATTACAGCTAATAGCTGGGATACAACACTTACTACTGAGGAGGCGTTAATAGATGCTAACTACTAAACAATTAAGGAGGGCTAACTAATGGCAACAGGCTGGCCAATGAAAGTTACTTACGCTAACGGCGATGTCTATTCCGCATCCGATGTTAATGATACAAATGGCACTATTAACCTGCTTGGTGCATCAGTTGCATATGCCGCTGGCAAAAACAAAATCATCAATGGTGACTTTGGCGTGTGGCAACGGGGTACATCATTTACAGTAACAACAACTAAAACTTACACAGCCGATAGATGGACTAGTGAATTTAGCGGAACAGGTGCAACTAGAACAGTTAGCCGCCAAACTTTTACACCCGGAACTGCTCCAGTTGCAGGTTATGAAGGACAATTTTATCTTAGTTACAACCGCTCAGTAGCAGGTACTAGCCCAGGCGATTACCTTACTTATCGCGTGGAAGATGTAAGAGCCTTTGCTGGACAAACAGCAACTATATCTTTTTGGGCTAAAGCCAATGCGTCAATGAGTTTATCTGACATTACTTTCTATCAGGAGTTTGGTTCAGGTGGTTCAGGCACTACAACAACCACAACGTCTGCTAAAACAATAACTACATCTTGGGCGCGTTATACAACAACTGTATCCGTGCCATCCATATCAGGAAAAACAGTAGGCACAAGTTCTGCTTTAGCAATTTATTTTGTGTTGCCTAGTTCAGGAACTTTTACCTTTGATATATGGGGCGTGCAGTTAGAGTCAGGCACAACTGCCACAACTTTCCAAACTGCAACAGGAACTATCCAAGGTGAATTGGCTGCTTGCCAAAGGTATTACTGGAGAGCAACTTTAGCAGCCGACTGTATTGCAGGTTTTCAAGGTGCCGCATATTCAACTACCGCCATTTACGCAATAATGAACTCTAAAGTAACAATGAGAACAACTCCTACACTTTTAGATTATTCAAATATAAGAATTACTGATGCAGTTACGAATTACACAATAACAAGTCTTGCTTTATGGAATTTAAGTACTGAAAATGCTATTGGGTTGCTTGCAACAGGTGCGAGCGGTTTAACACAATATAGACCATACACTTTAGGTGTAACTGCTAGTGCTGGCTATGTCGGAATAAGTGCGGAGTTGTAAAATGGAAAATGTATCTTTTATAGAAATTGAAACTCCAAATGGCAAGCAAACTCACGCCATTATTGACCGAGGCAATGGGGAATTTACTTCAATGCTTAAAACTACTTATGATGAGATGCAAGCCAATGCAGACAAGTTATAACGGTTGGCCCGCCTCTAAGGATCCTGAGGAAATTCGCATCACTAGCTACAAGGTAGAGGGTACAAACCTTAAGTTGCGATGCGCTGAGGGGTGCGGCCCATTACTTGCAGGCTTTACTGCCGAGTTTAATACTCTCATAGAGCCTGTAGAGGGCGGCGTATTTGATGACTGGAGTTATGCCTACAGGATGGTACGCGGTAGCGAGGACAAACTGAGTTGCCACTCCTCCGGTACAGCTATAGACCTCAACGCGACTAAACACGCGCTAGGTAAAATTGGTACTTTTCCTAATGAAAAGGTGCCAATGATCCGTGCGCTCGCCAAGAAGTACGGCCTTAAGTGGGGCGGCGATTACGTAAACCGTAAGGATGAAATGCACTTTGAAGTAGCAATAACTCCTGCTAAAGCGGCTGAGTTAATTAAAAAGTTAGGACTAAAATAATGCCAAGTACAGCGCAGGTAACAGTAACTACTACAGCCGCCGTTGTAGTACCGGCTAAAATTGGAGATCAGAGCGTTTATCTACACTCCTCGAGCGGTGCACTTTATGTAGGTGGCCCTGATCTAACTACCTCTAACGGATACAAGTTAGATAACGGCGACAAACTTACAATGATGGTGGGCGACCACGAGGCTCTATACGCTATTACGGCAAGTGGCACTGCTAACTTGTTTGTGATGATACAAATAAACTAAGGGCAGAAACGAGGAAACAATGACTGAACAACTCAAAGCTGCAGGGCTCTCGTACTTGAGAGCTGCTATTAGTTGCGTGGGAGCCCTTTATCTCTCAGGCATCACTGATCCAAAAACACTAGCTAATGCGTTTATCGCGGGACTAGTCGGACCTTTGCTTAAAGCTCTTTCACCT